TCGCGTCATCCGATCCCGCCGATGCGCTGGTGACGCTGGCCTATGCGCCCAAGCAGGGTTATCGCGCCAACGGCACCTGGGTGATGAACCGCAAAACCGAAAGCGTCGTGCGCAAGTTCAAGGACTCCACCGACAATTACATCTGGCAGCCCGGCACATCCGTGGGGCAACCCTCGACGCTGCTCGGTTATCCGGTGGCGGAAGCCGAGGACATGCCCGACATCGCGGCGAATTCCTATTCGATCGCGTTCGGCGATTTCGCGCGCGGTTATCTGGTGGTGGACCGCGTCGGTATTCGCGTGCTGCGCGATCCGTATTCGGCCAAGCCTTACATTCTGTTCTACACGACCAAGCGCGTCGGCGGCGGCGTGCAGAACTTCGAAGCCATCAAGCTGATGAAGTTCGCCGCGTCCTAAATCGAAAGCAACACCATGTCTCTCCAACTGATAAATCCGCCGGCTGCGGAGCCGGTGACGCTCGCCGAGGCGAAAGTGCATCTGAAGGTGGATGTCACCGATGATGATACACTCATAGTCTCGCTCATCGCGGCGGCCCGTGCCCGTGCCGAATGGCACACGGGCCGCGCGTTCGTCACGCAAAGCTGGGTTCTCTGGCTCGATGCGTGGCCTTCGCGCGGAACCGATGACGGGTTGCCGCCTGCGCTGTCGAGCGTACCGCCGCTGCCGATCGAGATTCCGTTGCCGCCGTTGCAGGCGGTCACCAGCATCACAACCTACGCGCTGGACGATACGGCGTCGGTTCTCGATGCGGGCGTTTATCAGGTGGATGCGGCGGGCGAACCGGCGCGCGTGACGTTGAAATTCGGCGTCACGCCGCCGGTTGGCCTGCGCGCGATCAATGCGGTGGCCGTTGCGTTCAACGCGGGTTACGGCGACGGCGAAAGCGATGTGCCATTTGCGATCCGCCAGGCGATTTTGGAAATCGTGGCCGATCTTTATGTCAATCGCGGCGATGCGGCGGCGAGTGCGCCGTCATCTGCATTGGCGATGCTCGCGCCGTACCGTGTGGTGAAACTGTGATCGGCGCGCTCAACCAACGCGCGTCGATCCGCGCGAAAACGCTCACGCCGGATGGCGGCGGCGGTTACACCGAAAGTTGGGATGAGATCGCGCAAGCCTGGGTCTCCATCGAACCCACGAGCGGCGGCGATGTGTTCGGACCGGACGCGGTGGAATCGCGCGTGCGCCATCGCGTGATGTTACGCAGGAATTCGCTCGTTGCGGCGGGCCAGCGCGTGGTCGTCGGTTCGCGCACGTTGCGCATACACGCGGTGCTCGATGCGGGCGCGCACGAAGCGCTCAGCACTTTGCTTTGTGAGGAATTGCCATGAGTTCGGCAAGCTGGGCGCTGCAGCAGGCGATTTTCGCCGAACTGTCGGCGAGCACCGATCTGCAAACGCTGGTTGGCGATCCGCCGCGTATCTACGACGCGGTGCCGCGCGAGGCCGCGTTTCCGTATGTCGTCGTGGGCGACGATCAAGTGAATGACTGGAGCACGGCAACGGAAGGCGGAAGCGAACATCTGCTGGCGATCCATGTCTGGTCGCGCAATGGCGGCTGCAAGGAAGCAAAGCTGATTGCCGATGTTGTGCGCGAAAGCCTCGACAGCGCCTCGCTCGCGCTCACCGGGCAAACGCTGATCGACATTCTTTATCAGGGCGAGGAAACGGTACGGCAAACGGACGGCGAAACCTTCCACGCCACGGTCCGCTTCCGCGCCGTGACGGAACCCAACGCTTAGGAGAAATATCATGGCTGCACAACGCGGCAAGGACCTGCTCATCAAAATCGGCGATGGCGGCGATCCGGAAGTCTTCACCACCGTCGCTGGTTTGCGCGCGACGACGCTTTCGTTCAACGCGCAAACGGTGGACATCACCAACAATGATTCCGCGAATATGTGGCGCGAGCTGCTCGCCAATTCCGGCGTCGTCTCATCGGCAATTTCCGGTTCCGGCGTGTTCAAGGATGCGGCGTCCGATGCCGCCATCCGCAGCGCCTTCTTCAATCAGGATCTGACCGATTGGCAAATCGTGATCCCCAGTTTCGGCACCGTTGCGGGGCCGTTCAAGGTCACGCAACTCCAATATGACGGTCCTTATAACGGCGAACTCAAACTGAGCCTCACGCTCGCATCCGCGGGCGCGCTCACCTTCACAGGAGCATGACATGACAAACACTGCACGCGGCGATGCCGGTTTTCTCGCCAATGGCGAACAATTCGTGATGCGGCTCACGCTGGGCGCGCTCGCGGAAATCGAACACGGCCTCGGTCTCGACAATCTCGGCCAGATCGCGGACCGGCTGAAGAATTTCAACACCGGCGATCTTGCGACGATTGCGGCGGCGTTGCTGCGCGCGGGCGGACATTCGCTCACCGCAGCGGATGTGATGAAGCTTCCCGCCGATCTCGCCACCATCGTGGGCGCGGTTGCCGATGCGTTCAACGCATTGGGGCTTTCTCATGCCGCGAAAACGCAAGCGGAGACCACCGACGCCCCTTTATCTGGCGCCGCCGGCTCGAATTCGGCCTCGGCGTGATGGGCCTTTCGCCCGACACGTTCTGGTCGATGACCCTGGCGGAATGGAACGCATGCGTTGCGGGCTGGCAGGCGCGGCACAGACCGCGCGTGGCCGCTCCGCTCGCACGTTCCGAACTCGATGAACTGATGAAAGCGCACCCCGATGGCTGACACCACGCAAACTGTTTCAATCGGCGCGGATATTTCGCCGTTGAACACCGCACTCGCGTCTGCCGCGAAAGCCTTGTCCGATTTCGCCAACGGCCCCGTCGCCGATACAGGCGCGAGCATCGAAAGCGCAATCGACAAAAGCTTCAGCGCGGTTGCGCGCACGATCTCCGACGCGGCGGTTTCGGGCAAAAGCTCAATGGACCAATTGGTCGATGCGATCCTGGCCGATTTCGACCGCGTCGCGATCAACCAGTTCATCGTCAAGCCCGTGGAAGGTTTCATCAGTTCGTTTGCATCGAACGTGCTGTCATCGATAGCGGGCACGCGCGCGGGCGGCGGCCCGGTGGATGCGGGCGCGCCCTATCTTGTGGGAGAGCAGGGACCGGAATTGTTTGTGCCGTCGTCGAGCGGACAGATCGCACCCAATGGCGCATTGTCTGCGAGCCGTCCGCAGGTCGTTCTCAACGTGCAGGCGCGCGATGCGCAAAGTTTCCTGAAATCGGAATCGCAGATCGCCGCCATGATGACGCGCGCGCTCGCCCGCGGCCAAAGGAATTTCTGACATGAACTTTCACGAAGTCCGTTTCCCCACGGCAATCGCGTTTCATTCGACCGGCGGCCCGGAGCGCAAGACGGAGATCGTCACGCTCGGCTCCGGTTTCGAGGAGCGCAACGCCGTGTGGGCCAATTCGCGGCGGCGCTACGATGTCGGCTATGGCGTGAAAACGCTGGACGATCTGCACGCCACGATTGCGTTCTTCGAAGCGCGCATGGCGCGGCTTTATGGTTTCCGCTTCAAGGATTTTTCCGACTTCAAATCCTGCGCGCCGGGCGGAAGCGCGCAGCCAAGCGATCAATCCATTGGCACCGGCGACGGACACACGACGACATTCCAGCTTGTGAAGAACTATATCTCCGGTTCCGCAAGCTGGACGCGCACAATAAAAAAGCCGGTGGACGGCTCCGTGCAGATCGCGGTTGCAGGCGTTCTGCAATCAAGCGGAGTCAGCACAGACGCGACAACGGGCATCGTAACATTCACGTCCGCGCCCGCAAACGCCGCCGCCATCACGGCAGGCTTCGAATTCGACAGCCCGGTGCGTTTCGATTCGGATTCCCTCTCGATCAATCTCTCCAATTTCATGGCGGGCGAAATTCCGAACATTCCGATTGTGGAGGTGCTGTTATGAAAACGCTGCCAACCGGAATGCAGGATCATCTCGATACTGGCTCGACAACCTTGTGCTGGTGCTGGAAGATTACACGCAATGACAGCACGGTGCAGGGCTTCACCGATCACGATGTGGCGGTCGTGTTCGACAACGTGGCCTACGAAGCGACCAGCGGATTCACGGCGAGCGAAGTGCAATCGCAGCTCAATCTCGCGGTGGACAATCTCGCCGTCGTGGGCGCGCTGTCTTCGGACACGCTGAACGAATCCGATCTCGTCGCCGGACTTTATGACAATGCGAGCATCGAAATCTGGCGCGTGAACTGGGCCTCGCCGGATCAGCGCGTGCTGATGCGCAAAGGCAATCTGGGTCAGGTGAAACGCGGTAAAACAGCGTTTCAGGCGGAATTGCGCGGCCTGGCGCAGGCGCTCAATCAGGCCGTCGGCCGCGCCTACGGATATTCCTGCGACGCCGATCTCGGCGACGCGCGCTGCACAATTTCGCTTGCCGACCCGGCATTCACCTGCGATGGCGCGGTTGCAATCGGGTCAGACAATCGCCGCTTCACCGCGACGGGCCTCGGCGCTTATGTCGATGGCTGGTTCACGGGCGGCAAGCTGACATGGACCAGCGGCGCGAATGCGGGCCGTGCGATGGAAGTGAAACGTCACGGCGTTTCCGCGCTCGGCGTCAGCATCGAATTATGGCAATCGATGAGCGAAGCCGTCGCCGTAAACGATGCGTTCACGATCAGCGCCGGTTGCGACAAGCAGTTTGCCACCTGCAAAGCGAAATTCGACAACGCGATCAATTTTCGCGGCTTTCCTTACATGCCCGGAAACGATGCGATCACATCCTCGCCCGTGCAAAACCTGTCGCTCGATGGAGGCAGCCGCTATGGCCACGGACACTGAAATCGTGCGCGCCGCGCGCGGCTGGATCGGCACGCCCTATCTGCATCAGGCGAGTTTGAAAGGCGCGGGTTGCGATTGCCTTGGTCTGTTGCGCGGCGTGTGGCGCGAGCTGGAAGGCGCGGAGCCGCGAGCCATCCCTGCCTATTCGCCCGACTGGGCGGAAGCGACGGGCGAAGAAACGCTTTACGCAGGAGTGGCGCAGCACACGCACGAAATTCCACGCGAAGAAATTAGCCCCGGTGATGTTGCGTTGTTCTGCATGGTTTCGCGCGGACCCGCCAAACATTGCGGCATCGTCGCGGAAAAGAACGGACGGCGCACGCTCATTCACGCGCGGCAGAACAAGCGCGTCAGCGAGGAACCGTTTTCCGCATTCTGGAAAAGCAAACTCGCTTACGCATTCAGGATTTGAACCATGGCTTCCATTGTTTTAAGCGCCGCCGGTCAGGCGCTCGGCGATCTTTTGCCCGATTTTACTGTTATGGGCGTCACGATCACCGGCGCGGAAATCGGGCAGGCGGTCGGCGCCTTCATCGGCAGCGAGATCGATTCGGCGCTCGCGCCCGGCCGGAAGATTCAGGGGCCGCGTCTTTCCGATATCAACATTCAAACATCCACGGAAGGCGCGCCGATCCCTCGCATTTACGGGCGCGTGCGCATCGCGGGCCAGTTGTTGTGGGCTTCGCAATTCAAGGAAACCGCGACGACAACGAAAGTGGGCGGCAAAGGTCTTGGTCCCGGCGTCAGCGAAACGGATTATACCTATTCGATTTCCTTTGCGGTTGGGCTTTGCGCAGGGATCGCGACAGGCATTGGCCGCGTCTGGGCGGGCGGCAATCTGCTTGATCTCTCGCAATACACGACGCGCTTCTACGCGGGAACCGAAAACCAAACCGAAGATCCGTTGATTCAGGAAATCGAGGGCGATGGCAACACGCCTGCCTATCGTGGCCTCGCCTACATCGTGTTCGAGGACATGCCGCTGGCGCAATTCGGCAACCGCATTCCGCAATTGCAGTTCGAAATTATTCGCGCGATTTCGTCGGACAATCCGGGCGCGCTGGAAAACAAATTGACCGGCGTGTGTCTCATCCCCGGCGCGGGCGAATTTGTTTACGCGACGGAGGCCATCACCGCCGATGACGGCGAGGGCACGACAACGCCGCAGAACGCGCATAACGCGAGCGGTGTCGCCGATTTCACCGCGTCGCTGGATGATCTTCAGGCCATTGCGCCGAATGTCGGCGCGGCGGCATTGGTCGTCGGTTGGTTCGGTAGCGATTTGCGCGCGAACGAAATTCAAATCCAGCCCGGCGTCGAAACGAATTACAAGGACACCTATCCCGAAACCTGGAGCGTCAACGGTGTGGCGCGCGCCGATGCGCATGTCGTGAGTCAAATCGGCGGCATTCCTGCCTATGGTGGCACGCCTTCGGATGAAAGCGTCGTTGAAGCGATTCAGAATCTGAAATCGCGCGGGCTTCGCGTCACTTTCTATCCGTTTTTGTTCTTGGATATCGCCAGCGGCAATGCGCTGACCGATCCTTACACGGGCGCGAGTGCGCAACCCGCTTATCCGTGGCGCGGCCGCATCACTTGCGATCCCGCGCCGGGCGTGAGTGGAAGCCCCGATAAAACAAGCACCGCGGGCACGCAGATCAATTCGTTCTTCGGCAGCGCGTCGCCGTCCGATTATTCCGTGAGCGGAACGAGTGTGGCGTGGACCGGCGGCGACGATTGGGGCTGGCGGCGCATGGTGCTGCATTATGCGCATCTTTGCGCGGCCGCTGGCGGCGTGGATGCCTTTCTCATCGGCTCCGAATTGCGCGGGCTGACGAGCGTGCGCGACAGTGCGAC